GGATACCCTTCCTTTCGCAGTCGCCTAATATTTGAGGAAACCGCTTTTTTGGATTTACCTTTCTTTAATGGCACTAACTAGGGTTGGTATAACCTTTCTTTGCCTAGATAACGATACTGTCAGTGTCGCCACTGGTGTGATCGTTGGTCGTTAATAGCAAATCGCCATCAACTCCCGTGCCCGCATTGTTAGAAATCCCAGGTAGCGTTTGACTGCTATCCGTAAAATCCCAAGTATCTGTCCAGTCTTTAGGGGCTTGGCAGATAAACATATTAGAATCTGCATTCCAATATAATTTCCAACCCATACCCACATTACTGAACCAAAGCCTTTGTATTACAACTCGGTTACACGATTGTCCTGTTATGGCACTAGATGTTAGTGCAGAAACGTCAATTTTAGCTACGTTACTTTCGCCAGTACCGTCACTAATATTGGTAAATTTCATTACTAAGTCTCTGCCACCATTATCAAGAATGGTTTGTGATGTTACTGCATCAGCCATGAGTTACCTCCTAATTATTATGTGAGGTCTCTTTTCTGAGCATATATAACAGTGATACGCACAGTTCCTGCTGAAGCTGAGCCCTGAGTAATATCTACCTCTATTTTAGTGTCCGTACCAACGTCTTTCCAGTTACTACAAATAGCGGCAGTAGTTAAAGCGATCCTTCTTGCTGTAGCTGAAACACCCAAGTTATCTACATAGGCATCTGCATCAGACGAAGTTCCAATATCAATTTTAGAATCACTGGATGAAGAACCTGTAAATACAGTTTCCACACTGATAATAAAATCAAGTATTTGACTTTGATTTGGTAGATTGGCTAGTAGATTACTAGCTCCTGCATCATAATCAAATGCTGCTGTTTGTGACATTACAACCCAACCTGTGTTGATTACGTCACCCGCATCACCATAGGTTGTTCCTGTTGTAACTGGAATAGTCCCCGCTTTAACGGGACCTGAAAAAGTTGTTGTTGCCATAATTTAGTCTCCTAAATAAATCTATAGTCTTGGCAAGTCTGCTAGGTCAGTCTATAGATAATAAAAAAATCCCTAGAAAAAAATAAGGGGCGGAACTCGAACCGCCCCCTAAATTATTATGATGAGCCAGACGATCCGAAGATGCCTAGATAATCACTAACCCCGAAAGAATATCTTTCACGGGCTTTGTAACGGACATTACCAGTGTCAAAATCACCGTCCATACTGGTCTCCAGAGGAGTCCTAGTAAAGTGTTTTAGACCGTTGGGAACGTCTGTTACTAGATACCAACTGTTAGTGTCGGTTAGGTAGTGATTAACGGCATAACCGTCAGGAACCACTCCCATGCTTCTAACGGCATTAATGTCGTTATCGGCTGTACCAACTCTACCAGGGGAATCTAGTAGCCTAGTCGCTGTAAACATACTATTCGCAGGAATAATTAGTTTACGAGGTCTTGCAGCTATTAATAGACCTCTCTCATCAGTCCAACCAGCAACTTGTATCGTTGCATTTTCCAACGATGTTTCGTTCAGGTCAGCCTGAGTTGAGAAGGTATTAGATACTGTCCCACCAGAGACTAGAGTATGTGAAGTGTTAAATAATGTAACACCATCACCTGTTTTAAAAGCACCACCACTAAACCCATTGTTCAACGGATAAACTGCTTTCTGCTGCTTAGTGTAAGCCATCGCCCTAGCAAGTGCTTTGGTGTATCTAGCAGAAACAGAGTCGTATAGATTATCTTCCATAGCTTCTTCTGTTAAAGCAAATCCCATAGCAATTGTCTCGTGCGTGTATCTGGCTGTGTAAGCCTCTTGTGCAGAGTCATAGCTTATTGCACCACCTTCAGCCTTGACTGGAGCTTGTGCGAATCCACTTAGCTTTAAGTCTTCCTCGAAACTTCTGTCAGAAGATTCGTTTTCATACATTAAAGCAGCTTCATCTTGATAGCTGTCATATTCAAGTCCGAATAGTGCATTCAATCCAGGTAATAGTTCCTTCAACATTTGCGCTCTTGAAATAGCCATTTGTTATTCTCCTTATATACCTAGAGGGTCACGGAATTGATGCGTAGTTGCTGTAATAGCACTACTTGCACCAAGTGAATTAAATATCACTATGGTGTCAGTAAAAGAATCACCTACGGAACTGTCAGGACCGTCAACAAAGTCAACGATTCTGAGTGGTAGGGTCTTAGTTGTAGCTGCTGTACTGGCATCTAACGCATTTTTACTGCGACCTAAAGATGTTGAACCAGAGGTTTGAACAACGGCGGCGTTGTTACCAAGAGTCGTTTGTGCACAGGATGCGTCACCTTGCATTTGGAAAACAACATCTGGGTCTGTAATTACATACGCCATGATGTCATCTGCCGTTGAGCAATTGGTGCTCGCTGTCCACATTTGTGCAAACGTCTTTTGATTTGTCGTATTTGGTGTATAAGAACAACCGACAAATATTCCTACAGAAGTCAATGTAGTAGTACCTGTGTCTTTCTGGATAGTTCCAGTAGCCGCAAGTTTTACAAAGTCTCCATAGAAAATATTGACGGCATACTGATCGACAATCTTCATGTGCTGAACTTTTCCTGAGAAGGAACCGCTCGCACTAAGAGTACCGATAGGTCTTGCACCATAAGGGGCTGCTGAAGCTGCCATCTTATTCTCCTTTACGCTTGTGTTATCAAACCAAAGCGACTCTAACGGTTAAATCTGCTCCTATTTGTTAGAACCGCCACCAAATGTGACCTTAGTAGAACGCTCAGGATTTAACATGGGCATTCTAGGGTCACTTTCGTTCATTAAATTTGCCTCTACCCCGTCCATCTGTGCTTTAGCCATCGCAATATTATGATCACGTTGCTTTTGCACGATTTCTTCAGGACACTTGCAAAGTAATAAACCCCCTACTTCGATATTACCTTCAAACGTAGAATTGTGATCTGACACAATTTTTAGTTCGGGATGGTCTTCCGCTCTCACGGGTTCCCAGCCCTGCCTAAAACGCATGGACACATTAGTGTTATCCGTTTGACCTTGACTTGAAGTCCTGATCCATCGGAACACATAACCGTCTTGCGATTCGGGTTCTGGTAATACACCTTCGGGGACCCATTTATCAGAGGGGCGTTGTTCGTCTTCCCTCTTCGTTGTGGATTCACGGCTTGGGTCTTCTCCGCTAATCCTACGCTCTTCATTTTCAGCCATTGGACATCTCCTTTAGAAGTTGCTTGGCGTATTGCTCTGGTGTTAACCCAATCCTCCTTGCGAGAGAGACTTGGGTGGCAGTAAGCTGCATTTTGCGAGGTTTGCCGCTATTGTTCCTTGTAGAAGGAGCGACTACTGTCGAAGTGTTCTGATGGGTCGCAGTCTGCCGAGAGGTTTCCTCCCCATCAAATTTATCTGGAAATACTTGTCTCATACGAGAATTTACCTTCTCGTAATATTCATCGGTCATTGGACTAATTTTTTCTTCTGTCACGAGTTTCTCGTGTACGCCATACGCAAAAGAAGTCATTTCTTTGTCCTGACCAAACCATGTATTTTTTTGCAACCATTCTTGTGCTTTCGGGTCTGGTTGCGGAACTGCCTGTTGCTGTGGAGCAGTAGGCTGTTGTTGAGGTTCAGTTGGCACAAATTGCTCTGTCTGCATCAAGTGCGTCTGAGCTTGCATCATGCGTTTATTAGCTTGTGTTACGGCTTCGGTATCACCCGCTTCATACGCCAACTTATAATCCCTTTCTGCCGAGTCCAAATCTCCTTGTGCCTTGGACTTAGCTGTTTCAACAAAAACCTTTTCTCCTTCAGACAAAACATTCTGAAGTTCTTGGTTCCGTTGAGCTACCTGCTGGGCATAACGAACACTTTCGTCCCGCATTCGTTCTGCTGATTCCTTAGCTCGGCGTTCCTCATGGTAATCGTATTTGAGTTTATCAATACGTTTTTGTACCCTATCGCTAACGTCCTCAAGCTCTTCCTCGTGGGCTTTAGCGTCTGGGTCTTTCTTTGCGACCTGGTCCCCTTCGGGACGGTCATCAACCACTTCAATTTCAATATCGGATTTGTCGGGACTCTCGATGGTTGTAGGTTCTGCGAACCCCAATTCATCGACAGGCAAATCGACCTTTACCTCTACTTCCTCTTGAGTGGTTTCTTGATTAGCTTCTGTATTCATACTTTTGCTATACCTCTAGGATCATCGACAACCGCTTCAACGGTGTCGTCATTAATTAAACGGAACTCTTTCCCATGAATTTTAATTCTTGTTCCAGAATACGCTCGCATTAAGACAAAATCGCCTTCTTTGCACCAAGCTCCCGTTGGGAATCTTACTACATCTCGATAGGCTAATGGTCCTAGTTTCATAACAAAACCAATAATGGTTGATAATTCTTCTGCCTGCAACGTCTCAGATGCTTTGATAATACCTCCTTCGGTCTTATCTTCCACATTTGGAAGTGCAATCAGAATCTTCCAACCGCACGGTTCTGGCAATTGTGAGGCGGTAGTGACCGCTTCTTCTACACCATTCCCGTTGGTAGCTATTTCTGCTTCCATTCTTACTCCTTATGCAACGACTTCACGAGGGGTCGTAGTTCCCCCTGCGTCCTTTAACGGACGTTACGAATGCTCTAACTTCTCTTGAAGATCGAGCAACTCCCGTTCAGCAATAGCGAGACCTTCTATAGTCCCACACATTCGCTTATATTCGGGAAAGTCAACAGCACCTCCAGTGGAGATGTTGTCGGCTATTTCGTTCATTTTATTACGCAATACCTTGCGTAAGTGATCAAAACTGTTTTCGTAAGACGCTTCACTCATCGTCTTCTTTCATTAATTCCTTTGCCACTTCTGCTCCTATTTTTGCTCCTTCGATACGTTCTCGGCTAGAGATTTCCTCTCCTTCCATTTCTGCTTCCAAAGCCTGCTTCGCTGATTCCGCTCCGATCTTGGCTCCCGCTATACGTTCCTGAGCGTCAATTCTTTCAGCATCTAATTCATTTCTGTCTCTAGCTTTCTGTAAGTCAGCCTGTATTCTAGCCTGAGCCTCTAAAGCCTTACGCTGCACGTCTTGTTCCTTGATTGCCAATTCTCTTTGTTGCATCTGAATAACTGGGTCTTCCATACGTTCCTGTATCTGTTGCATCTGCATTTCGGCTTGGTCTTTGCCCAACAGTCTTTCGGCGGCAGCAGCCGTTAGAGCAGAAAGTTGTTTCTCGACATCTTCTGGTAATGGTTCGCCGATGGGTGGAAGTTCCACACCAAGTTGTTTTTCTAATTCTCGGCGGTATTGGAAAGCGATGTGTTCGGTAACGTGAGCCGCAAACGCTCCCTGCAAGGCTTGAACATTTGGTGACTGGGATAGCAATTCCTGCATCTTCGGGTCTTGAGCGGCTGCCATGTGAACCTGTATATGAGCCTCATGGTCTTGATACTCGTATGCTTGTATAGGCACATTGTTCAATATGTTCATGTTTTCGGTCACTGGGTCTAATGGCGGTATCTCGTCTTCTGTCGGTACCAGATCATCGGCATCTCTAATGCCCAGCACATCAAGCATTTGACGGTGTAATTCGGGTAAGTCATAAAGTTGCGGAGCTGTATTAGAAAGCTGTAAAGCCGCTTGATACTGCATAATTCTTTGTGACATAGTAGCGGCATTTGGATTAGAAACAGGCAACACATCAACCCTTTGGTCAAAGTCTTGGGCTACTAGAGCCTCTTCTTCTTTAGTTTCGTAAGGGTAGGCTTCTGGACCTTGATCTCGTATAACATTAACTAAAATGCGAAATTCTCTTTTCATCGCCGCATGGAGTCTGGCTTGAATAGCAGACATAACCTTCATGCTACGTTCCATAATTGCCAATGTCGTTCCCACAGGAGCCTCGTTGTTCATATCCGCAATCTTCATATCGGCTACGGAAGCAAACCTACGTCCTTCTTCCACAATGGTTTGAAGCAACTGATACAGAACCACGCTTGGCTCCTTGTACGGAAGAAAGGTGATATTATCTTTAATAGCACCACCAGGAATATCCACGTCCCTAAACTCACCAGGCATGATGGGGGAATCATCGCCCTTAATACGCAGTCCTCTTGACTTCAAACCACCAGGAAGGTTGGACAGGGTACCTGCATCAACCAATTGTCTGAGTAATGACGTTGCTGACTTGGATAAACCACCGACTAGGTGGATTAAACCGAAGCCATAAAAGCCTAAACCTGGAAGATATTCGTAATGGACAAAGTGCTGTCTCGCCATTTTCTGTGTATCGTCCTGATACCAGTTACGATAGATGGACAATACCTTAGTTGAACTTAAATCAATGGTTACTACATAAGGAAG